ATAATTTCGAGTTATAAAAACATAGTGTCCATCAATTGATAAGCTTTCAATAACAGCCCGAAGCATTATATCTTGTTCTTTATATATTGATTTAAATTCAATCAATGGCTTTGGAAAATCAAACCTTCTTTCTCCGCCTTCGTCTTTGTAATTAGAAAACCTACTACCTCTACCGGCCATAGGTATTACAACGTTCATTCTCAAACTCATACTTTATCCTGTTAAATTGTGCCCTTGCGTTGATATATCTTTTAGTATTTCTTTTTCTGTCATCATTTTAAATTCTGGCTTTCTTTGTGTCAACCCAATATTACCAGAGATGATCATCACGATGGCCAAGGGATCAAATACACATACAAGTAATATAATGATCCACCTAACAGCAACGTCAAAATACTCAGCTGCATTATCCTTTCCATAAATTAATTCCGCAATATACTTGAGTGGACCCACTTCAACTTCAAGCTCAAGTCGTTCTCTCTGCAAGGGACTGAGACTCGATTGGAGTCGCTCGATATTAGCATATGCATTATTGATGTTTTCGTTTTGAGCTGCACGTTCCTCGCCTTGCGCTTGCCGTGTGGCGATCGCACCGTCCTTGCCTCTGATCCTATCATAATCGATGAGGGTTTGAACTGTGGCGTCCAATTGCGAGAGAACCGTTTCTGCATCCTTAATAGAACGCTGCTGGTTTCCAATTTGTCTTTGAAGGTTTTCGATCTGAAGCTCATTTGTTCCACCTGTTGATATAGAATGCTCAAGATGTGCCTTACTAAGATAACCGAAGATACCAAGAGAAGTAATAAACACCAGCACAATGATAGATAATACCATGTATGTGCGAATAAGTACAGGCGCAATTGACCACGACCTATAAATCCACGATGCTGCTACAACCTTTGATAACTCTAATGTCGCTGCCATTACAACAACTGACCAAAATGCACCTGCAAAAATTGTTGCAAGTCCAACGATTGAAAAATACCCACCCACACATGTCAACATCAATCCCATCATCAACACAAGATGGTGTACGTTCATTTAATCCTCCAGGATTTGGTTTAACTTAAGTTTAAATGCGTTAATCTTATTTACACGGTCTTCACCTGGCCAATAGATATATTCTTTTTCTGGCTCAGTTGAAAGATTGTTGAGTAGTGGTATAACAGCTGCATAGATTGATTGTGCCTTTTGTCGCCACTGCTCAGATTGTTCCATCCACTCGTTTGCTGTCGATTCTGTTTGTGTAAGCTCTGATCTAACTTCTTGCACTTCAGACAATTCATCTGCGTCAACAAGAGAAAATCCAAAATCGAAGTTCTGTAAGTCTAGCGTTGATTTTTCTGTCATCCGAAAAAGTCCTCAATTGAATTTGTTTTTTCTACGTCCCATCCAACGGCATCAAGTATTGTTTCCATTGGCTTAAGATATCCCTTGTAGAATTGTGTTTCGAAGTCTAAGAATTCGTCTAGAGCAAATTCTTCTGGCAATCCAGCAGGTGAAGCTATAACTGTTTGGAAGATTGGGTTTGCCTTAACAAGATAGCAAAACTTTATCTTTTCACCTGACTTAATTTCTTCGTATTTCTTTTCTAAGTTATATTTATTCAACAAATGATTGTAGATTAAACTACCTTTGACTTGTATAGGCGTTCCTTTTTTGTAGATGTTTGTTTTGTCAGCGTATGTACCAGGATAAATTTTACCTTGTGCATTCTTTTCCCACTTAACAAAGTTACAACTCCTTGGAAATGCGATGTCTTCATAACTCAATGTTCTAAATTCAGTACGGAAGTTTGAGATATATTTCTGGACGGTTCCCTCATCTGTCGTCATAATGAGCTTAAGTGTCTTTTTAATTTCATCACGGCATACAGCAGGAGTCGATGAACGTATTGCTTCGATGCCCATCATCTTCATCTTAGGATCTGTATATCGAACACCTTCTTCATCATAAACGTGCATGATATATCTTTTCTTTGCAGTCCATATAGCCTTATCGGCAATGTTTTCTCGCTTCATAAACATTTTTTGTGATCTTGCATTGGTGTAATTAGCAAGATCTTTATATGCGCTGTCAATAAACGGCTCAATCTTCGACTTCGCAGCGAAATCTAAAAATTCAATAGGATCATCTGGATTAACTTTCTTTACAAGTTTATCAAAGCATACATAAATCGAATCAGTATCTCCTGCTATAACATAATCTTTGTTCTTTGTGCTGAGCAGTTTGTTGAGATAGTCGTTCATCTTATTCTCAATCCAACGAATGGATAGTTGACCGGCCATTGTAATTGCTTCAGCATTCTCGTTATCGAACCACCGAAAATATTGATTTGCTAACGCACCATATGCAGAGTTCAATTGAATCTTTTTACTGTGTTGTAGGTTATGATAACGAGAGATGTCAACCTCAAGTTGTTTGGTTGGATTTTTCTGATATTCTCTCTTTGCATCTATCATCTTATTCTTGTATTCTACACGGTCATTATACATTTTTTCCATAATTGCAGGCAAAAATCCTTGTTCTATAGTATCATAGACTTGACCATTAGGCGTGAGTGTGCAGTGTGAGCTCCTTAATTGATCAAGATTAACTTCTTGTTTCAACATTGTATCAACACTTACGTTATTAATATGTACGTCACGCTTGCATTCAGGTGATATGTTGTATTGCATAATGAGATGAGGATACAGTGAGTTGAGGTCAAATGACATTACCCATTCATGCATACCTACGTGTGGGTCTTTTACGTGGCCACCTACAATACTGCCTGTATTTTGATTACTCTTTCTGTCATACGTCACCACTTTGTTTGTATCCATTAAATAATTGTGGATGATGACGTCCCATAGTAACACGCTAGCTAAAGTATCTTGGTAGTTTACTTTTGCATCATATGCAATTGAAAATATTTGGTCGATATAACCGAGTTGCTTCTCTAGTTCTACAATAAGCATAACGTCATCAATGTTGTATTCAATAAACTTTTGATGATTGTTCTTGTATAACTCATGTAGATTACCATACTCTGAATAATCTACTTTCTTTCTACCGATCTCTATTTCAGCGATGTAGTCTAGGCGATAAGATTCTCTAGGTTGCAGTCTAAACTTTTTGTATATCTTTAGGTAGTCAAGATCTGCTACACCAAGTATAGAATATGTCTGCGACTGCTTATCGCTGCCTGCTCGATACACCATCTTTTCTTTAACGATGCCCCATGGGCTTAAACGTTTATGTGAATCTTTAGAGCATACCTTTTGAATTCTGTTCACTAAGTACGGTATATCAAAAAATTCTGAGTTCCACCCTGTGACAGCATCGGGATCCATTCTTTCCCAAGACTGCAAAAACTTATTGAGCAGATGAGTCTCGTCTTTACACTTAATATAGTAAACGTCTTTGTATTTTTCAAGATTAGGTTTCTTAAAATCACGTATTCCAAGAGCAACACATAGACCGCCTTTGATAATTGTAATTGCGGTAATTTCTTTTTCTGCTTTCTCAGGTTCTGGAAAACCATCGTCAGATTTTACCTCGATGTCTATGTAGACGACATTAATCTTTGATGTGTCAGGCTGGAAATTTTTATATGTGTCGTAAATATAAAGATAAGCCCAGCGAGATGATCCGTAAATATCAAACCCGTGCCATTGCTCACTCCATTGACGGGCTTCCCAAACATTATCAAAGTCTACGCGCTTTACATTTGACCCATGGATATCTGTGATTCCTGTAGGCTTTGCAGATGCAGCGAATAAATATGGTTTGTAAGCAATCTTTTTTTGGAAACGACCGTCGGCGTCAATACCACGAACATACAAGTAATTGCCTTGCTGGATAACACTGGTGTAAAATGAATTCATACTATCGGTTTTTTCACCTTATTTTAGTAAGCCTCGGCATTGTACAACGGAAACTTAGAGAAGTAAACCACATGAATAGAGAATCTGTCTTTGAGCAACTCAAAATCGATGAAGGTATTAAGTATGAAATTTATCTTGACCACCTTGGTAATCCAACATTTGGTGTTGGACATTTAGTTGACGACAACGAGCCAGAATATTGGTTGGAAGTAGGGACAGAGATTTCACACGATAGAGTATGGCAAGCATTTAACCAAGATTTGAATGAAGCAATCGTTGATTGTAGATCTTTATACGGCGAAGGAACTTTTGATAGATTCCCAGGTGAAGTACAGGAAATATTAGTCAACATGATGTTTAATCTTGGTAAACCTCGATTATCAAAATTCAAGAAAATGAACACTCATTTATATGATAAAAATTGGAAGCTTGCTGCGACAGAAGGTCGAGATTCGTTGTGGTATAACCAAGTAACAGCAAGAGCAGAAAGACTTATGACAAGATTAGAGAATGTCTAATCGTCGTGCTTATTAAATAAATCGTCACTCATCTTAATTTTTAAAATCAACGCAGTATAAATTGTAGACATAACAATCAGGGTAACCATCAATAAACTTATAATGTAATCTAACATGTTATGCCCTCAAAATTCAACGCATTGTAATCGGAAGCTTGTTTTTTCTATATACCCTTCTGCAGGATAACGAAAGTATTCTCTTTCTATATATGGTACTTCTTTATAGATTTCACAAGGCTCGCGCTCTGTACTACTGCACCCACTAATGAGCAACAACAATACACACAAATATTTCATTATCCTTTTCCTATGAAGTAGTAGACGGTGTTATTTATAAATGTAAATATTTAACACCATTTCAAATACGAATAATTCTATTCATCGCCTTTTCGTAGTTCTTCTTTTTGAACTCTACGGAAACGTTTATTGTATTTCTTTTTGATTGCTTTAGCAACACCGGAACGAGTGAGATAAACATAATACTTACGAGCCGTAGTAAGAGCATCAAATTCATCGCCACCCTTCATGGGTATTTTTGGTTTCTTTTTAGACATGTCTATACTCCAAAAAAGTGGGCACCCGATTGCTCTTTATCCCACATTATTTGCCAACGGGAAGGCCGCAGGTCTTATAGGGTGTAAAACAGTTTATGCCTTTTTGCTTTGTTTCTTCTGACGTTCTACGTAATGCCAATTCCTTGTGATAGGATTTTGAACATGGGTTTCGGAAAGTTTCTGCATGACAATACGAACTTGCCTTGCTTTGACAACAATCTCTTCCATTTCATCGGCACTTGCAAACGTAGAAGCAAAACATAAGGCAATAATTGCCCAGCGTTTCATTCCTAGTCCTCGTTGAGTAATGCGTCTATTCTTTCAGGTGAAAAGAGATCACCATCAGACTCATTTAGTAGATGTTTCTCGGATTTACCTATCGTAATATTTCTAGGCAGCTTTTCCTTAGGTAGGACTACTTTCAGGTCAATGACCAGAAGCCCATCTATAAAGTCAGCTCCATCTACAACAACGTGTTCGGACAATCTAAAGGTACGTGTAAATTTCTTTGCAGAGATTCCACGATGTAAGTACTCACGTTCAATTTCTTTATCCAAAGTAGGTGTGTTGTTGCCTTGAACGACAAGAATGCCGTCTTTGACTTCCACTGTTAGATTATCTTTCGAATAACCTGCAAGTGCCAGTTCTACAGAGAATTGAGTTTCATCGTGCTTCACTACGTTGTGTGGAGGATAGAGTTTGTTGTCTGCCATATCTGACAGTCTCTCAATCTCCGACCATACGTGGTCAAAACCAATGAAATGTGAACGTGGAAAAGAAAATGCTTTAGTTGATACCATAACGGTTCTCCTTATTTAAAAGCAAGAATGTTGTTTTACTCTACCGGATTATTCCGCATAGAGATGCTGACAAATGCCAGCACATGTATTTATACTAACATAACAAATTTAAAATGTAAACTATTCACAATACTCTATACTATCTTTAGGCGCATCTAGATCTAATTCAATGAAATTTTGTGGTGCATTCATCATAGTTTCGTGCGCCATTGCAATATTACCTAGCGTATCATTCAAAACAGCGACAGCATTTGCTTCTTCAGAACCCCACATCAATCCGTCGTATTTGGTATTGGTGTTACTAAAGAATGGGATACGCCTTTCTGCATAGGACATTATAGTGCCTCTTGTATCGTCCTCTGGCAAACGATAGCCAACACCACCTTGTATTCGTGTATCCTCACCGATATCATGTCTTAGGCCAAAATTGTGGCCTATTTCATGTGCTAGAGTCATGTTAGCACCATAACAGGCAGTCACACTTGCTCTTGGCCATGAGGTCGTTCCTACCTTTGCAACACCACAATATCTCCACGCTTGGAAATACTCTGGCAACAACTTTATACCCAAGTCAGCACCGTTACGGCGGGATATATTATCCATTCTACTTTGTAGGTCATTGAGCTGACTGATCATACTTGTTCCGTCCCACGCTACTGTCTGTATTTCAGTAACAATAAACTGAACTGGTACACCTGATAATTGAAACGTGTTGTTTAATTTTCTGACTTGCTTAAGTGCAAATCTCCATGGCTCTCTAATTTCATCGTCAACTTCGATGTATACCATGACATAAGCAAGCCCTGGCATTTTATATAACTCATATGGTGACATGTCTCTGCCACTACATGATACCTTTCGATCAGCTTCATTGCATATAAATGGCTGAGGCATATCAGGTGGGTTTTGTGCGTACCGTAATGCTTTAATTGATTCTTGCTGATACCAATGAATATTATCAGCGCAGTCTTCGCAGACCTTTCCTGGTGATGAATTGATTGGAACATTGCCTGGTGCTGCAGAAGCAGCCAACGACACTAACATAATTGCAGTGCACAGTACTCGTAACATTGAATTGCCCTTTTAAAAGTTTATTTTTTTTATTGGACATAACAAGAAGAGCTAGAAAGGATTTCGAACTGGTGTGCGTATTATAAGAACGCTAACACTAATATAATTGGCTAAGTTATCAGTTCGTGGACACCTGGTGTTTCCGTGCCCGAGCCAATTCTTTTTACTTTAGGTTTTGGTTTGATCCGTCATTTTTGCCGCCAGATCCACCGGTGCCATTACCACCGTTGCCACCAGAATTCCTGCTTTTTACAACCCATACAATTACAGCCAAAACAACTAGGCCGCCAATTACTAATTCAGTCGTCATTTCCATTGTACTTCTCCTTATACGATTGTTAGCGTATTATTTATAAAATTTATTTGTTTGAAAATCTTGCATTTGTTGATATTGCTTTTGAATTGTTATAGACCTCTTCAACCAAAAACTGTTCGTGCGTTACCGCTATTTCCTTACAGTTAATTATAGGATATCCACGGAATTTTTTATCCTTAAAGACAAAATTCCGATAGAAATGTTTGTGATCTTTACATCTATAGACATGGATTCCCTCTTCAAGAGACTCAGGAACCTTTATAAAGAATAGAATATCAACATTATCAAGCTTCCAGAATTGTTTTTCTTCGATCCAGAATTCTTGAGTCTTATTGTTGAGGCGCATTGTCTTACACTCTTGTGTCAGCCATTTGCCTCCGTTCCATGGTACGTATATAGTACCATCCTTTTTGGCATCATACCAGTCATCGGTTCGTTTAGATCCAAACCGTGAATAGATGAAATCAATAATTTCTTCGCCTATATTTCCAATGATTACCTTCTTTGATTCACTCATAAGTTAACCAAATCAGATGAAAATATCGAGCGAAGATCTTTTAAGAGTTGAAATATCGATAGGTGGTGGTACAGGTTTTGTAGGATTATTCTTCATGATGATTCCTCCATAGGTTGACATCTAAGCTCTGGCGGTGCAGATGCATGATAAACCTTACATTGCTTTGGTTTAGTATCTATACTTAATTCTAAATGCGTCGAGAGCGCATTGAAAGAGACTAATATGAATGGCACAATTGCAACTAGTGCTAGATTCTCGAGGCGTCTTTTGCTAAGATTCATTTTGCAACCCCCGCAATGCTAACAGCAACAATTAATGCACTTAATACCATCACCATATAAGGCATTATTCGCATCGGCAATGGTATTTCGTCTCTGGTGCGATCTTTGATTGAATTCCTGCCAAGATAATAATCGTCTTGATGATTTAAATCGACCAAAGTAACGCCGCATTCGTAATTAGAAAAGTGCCATTGACTACCACAGACGATGTTATTATCCATAGCTCGAATTGTAGTGCATCCATGTAAACGATGTATACCTACTTTACGTAAGTCTTCAGGTAGGTCGCAACAACCCATAACATTCTCCTTCTGAAAATTTGTTTGAACACCATACAACAGAACTTATGTAAAGTA